GGAGTACTAAGACACAAGCCTCTGTCTTGCGTGCCATATCGTGCAACTCCATCATAATTGCACGTAGCCCAGCCCATTCATTGTCTGTTTCGGCAGCAACATTCATTAAGTTATCAATGATAATTAACTCAGGTGCTATGCCATAGAGTTCAACGTAGGCTTTGATTTCTAATTCAATGTCATCTAGTGATGGACTTGAATCAAAGACCCACTGTATGTGCGACATTTTAGATAAATGCTGTGCATAATAGTCAGGTTTGTAATCCATATTGGTTTCAACTGTTAACTGTGAGTGCCCTGAGATCTGCGCTGCAGATCGCATCAACACGGTAGCAGTATCAGTATCTGCGGAAAAGAAAAGTGTAGGAACCTTTGCCTTGATTGCATAGATAAGTGCAAACATACTCTTACCAGCATTAGGTGCAGCAGCAACCATACATACTTGCCCTCGTCTAAACTTGATGGACTGAGCAGATAGCCCTGCCCATACATCAGGCAATGGCACAGCCTTGATAGTGCTGGTACCTAGCGCCCTCTTTAGATCAAGCAACTTCCTCATCCCCTCCAAGATTTATTCTGCGAACTCTTCTTATCGCAAGGCGCTCACGTGGAGCAAGCCCACCCCATATACCGAACTGTTCTTTGTGGATTCCCCACTCAGCGCATTCGATCTTATGAGTACAACCCTTGCAGATTGATTTCGCATACTGACTTTCACCAAAACTTACTGTTCCCTCTTTGTCAGGGAACCAGAAGTCTCCACCTATCTGTGCACATAGCGGGTTCTCGTACTCACGAGGTTCCCGCATTTAATTATCGCAAGAAGATAGGGTCGCACTTATCTACTGCACCCTTTGGTGCAGAACACATCCACGCTTTCCACGGTCCACGTGCTGATGTTCCAGTACGGAAAGTCATATTGCCGTGCTTACAGGTAGGTGCCTGTCCTTCTGTAACTACTGGAGCAGGTGCTGCAACTGGTGTTGCATTAAATGACTGAGCGATTGCCTCTACGCTTGGGGACGGTTGTGTTGGAACGCCGCCAAGTTCTTTTCCCGTTGACTTAATAAGTGCTGCAACCATAGATAGATCTGTTAGACCTGTCTCTAGTTCTTTCACATCTGCTGCGTAAAGATTGATGAGTGTACCGTCGTGCAACTTGTAGTTGATCTGATACTTAGTTCCCTCTGTAGCCATTTACTTTCCTCCAGTTTGTTTGATTTGTAACCGCTGTGATTCACTGCCAAACTTCCTAGGTACAAACCCAAGTAGTTTTTCTACCTCTTCACTGTCAATACTTTCACGACCCTTGACAGTTGTCCAACTGACTTCTACTCCACTAGGTGTTGTGCCTAGTAGTCCTTCAAAAGAAGTCTTCAAAGAATCTTGATGCTTTTCTAACTCTCTAATCTGCGCTGCTAATTGTAAGTACAGCAGTGCATTCCTGTCAATATCAGCATCATCAATGACTACATCACTGACTGCCGTATGTTCTTTTTTTATACCAACGCATCCCATCTCACCTGATGCATCGTAGAACTTGCAATAGAACTTACAGTAACTACTATCGCGTTCTGGATCTGGTGCCTCTGTTGCACTCTTGATTGCTGCCAACCAATTCAATGCTTGTAGTGCAACTGTCTCATCATAATCTTCTGTGTGTACCTTGATGTCTCGCTCATCACCATCACGAGCAATAGCAACTAGAGATACACGCTTTACATCGTGACCGTTCTTTGCTAGTAGGTAGCCATATGTCTGTACCTGCCAACGCTGTTGTGTTGTTGGGAAGTACGAAAGGTTCTTCACCTTACTTGTCTTCCAGTCAATAACATCTCCAGTACCAGGTACGAAGCAGTCAATGTGTGCTTTCATTCCGTTGTACTCAACTGCAGTTTCAATCAGCACATCTGGGTTATCTGCTAGTGCTCGTTCAATCTCTGCGTGAATAGCAGTACCCATAATCGCTGCTAACTTCATCTCGTTCTCATTGGTTTCAGGTTGATCGTTTAATCTGTACCAGACCTTACGACGACAGCCACCTAACTCTGATGGTCCTATCTGTACCTGTGTAGAACGTGAACGCTTTGCGTCCCCCGCACGCAGTGCAGTAAGCAATAGTTCCTTTGGATCAGTGTGCATTTTTACCCCTTGCTATCATAATTGCAAGGAACAAAGCATTGCAATAACCATTATAGAAACTGTAATCTTCTGAGTCTTTATCTTTAGCAAGATCTAAGTATCGTTCTCTTACTTCTTCAATCTCTTGTGCAATTACTTCTCGCATTGCCATCGGATTAAACGAGTGTGTCAATCGTGCCGACTGCCAACCCATACGATGAAAATACTTTGCAGCATATTCATCCGTCATAGGTATCAGTTGTGCTTCCATTACTACATCCTTTCCTGGACTACTAACTGTATGGGCTTACCAGTATTAGAGTCAAGGACCGACGCGATCTCTACTGCCTTCCTAGCGTGTCGCTTGGCGTAGGCTAACTCCATATCAGGCTTGACAATTGAATACATATAACCAAGAGCAAACTGCCCACCACTACCAATAGCGTACGCTCCGACATTACTTTGGAAAAAAGAGAGATCACAAGCAATCCTAAAGACATTGCCGTTAAAAGCCACGAGATAATCAAAACCGCCATCTTTGTCCACCTTGTTGTAGTCGTAGTTGTTGTCTGTAAATGCTTGGTTGATACTGGGTATAACTTTCTTACCCATAAATTGTGCTGGGTCTTCGCCACGATACAACGGTGGCTTCCAGTTGTACGACAGAATGTCTCCTGGTCGTGTATCACCTGAGACACCTACTAGAAACTTACCAACCTCAACGATCTTAGGTGTACTGGTTGCAAGAGTTACAAGATTGTCTTCTGTGATCTGTGAATCTGCCACGAGTACTGCATAGTCAATGCCTTCTATCGCTACGATTGTTGTCATACTGGAATAGTATCATTGGTACGGCGTGTCGTCGCGTAGCGACACCTACTGGTTACTACAATATGAGCCGTGAGGCGAATAAAACAGGGTGCCCCAGAGGGGCACGGTTATACTGTACTGACTGTGCGGTTCCGTCTACCAAGGCTGCCAAGATTCAGGTCTAAACTACCAGAAAAATTTGGCACTGACCTACGAGGCTTAGGTCCAGTACACGTCTGTCCTTGTGGCTCACAAGTCTTTTCTATAATGGCATCCTTTGAAGATCACGAATTAGTCTGGTATTTTCTTGATGGTACCTGTGTTAATTGTGGCAACATCGTAACTGTTCCTTGTCCAGTAGATAAAGATGAATCACAGACTCTCTGAAGTTAATGAAGCAGAACGCACAGGACTGTGCTCAGTTTGTGGCCCCACAAGAATAAAAATACGAGATAAGTCTAAGCCATTATCAGGTAGGTACCGTTGCAATACCATCTACAAGATCAATCAGATGAAGGCACGTTCTCCTTACCACGCTCACCGCAAGGACTACTGCGAGCAGTGTGACTTCAAGCCAGTACACATAAGTCAGTTGGACGTAGACCACATAGACGGTGACCGCTTTAACAATGACCCAGCCAACCTGCAAACCCTCTGTGCTAACTGCCACAGGCTCAAGACGCACCTTGCAGGCGACAGTAACTCAGGTATCAATTAGTTTTATGGCATAAAAAAGAAGCCCCTCCGAAGAGGGGCCTCTTTCTGCCTCGCATTAGTGGGTTACTTAGACCCACGTCCAAACTCTGGTGCTGATGCGTCTAACCACTTAAGTAGTGGACCAGCAAAGCCAGCGATTGCTGCCATTGCTAGTGTCTTAGGGTCTGACTCACCTGCAAGGAATAGTGCTACAGCAGATGCTGCTGCTGCACGAAACCAAGTTAGTCCGAGTTGCTTGAATTGTTCCATTGTTTCCTCCTATGGGGATTACTTTGCACCGTGCACTTTGCAACAGGTACAAACTTCGGTCTTGTATGCCTTCTTAGCAGGCACTGGTGTTACCTTTGCGATAACTTGACTAATGATCTTTGGTTGGTTTAACCACCAGAACCAAGGTGATGTGTCCTTGCCCATACCATCATTGATGGATATATGCAGATGCTTATTGTGTGGATTACTTCCAGTATAAACTCTGTTGCCTTGCTTGGCCTTTTCTTTAGACCAGATCTTTCCCTGGAATATCAGGTACTTAACTCGTACATCTTCTTTTAACTTCTCAAAGATATCAAAGCAATCAATGCCGTGCTTAGGATCGTGCGTTAGGTCTACTGCAAAGCCTGTGTTGTGGTCTGAGTTAGGACTCTGATTGATGTGTGCCTTGCTTGGTAGTAATCCATCTGAGGCTTTCTTCCGAGAAGGCGATATCGC